CGCGAGCGCAGAGCACGCCAGGGCGACGTGCGTGGGGATAGTCGACCTATCCCGCTCATAGGACGTGATCGTGTTGGGGGCGAGCCCCAGGCGTCGCCCAGCCTCAGCACCTGAGATGCCGAGGTGGGTGCGCCACGCGCTGAAGTCAGCGCCGGTCACGCCGGCACCACATAGACGGTTTCCCCACCCCATGGATATCCGTCAGGATCGGTCTCATAGTCGCCCTGCGCGACATACTCAGCGACCGCCATCGTGACGTGGTCCCACTCGGCCGGCGTCGGCTCCTCCCAGATAGCCTCTGGGCTGCGCCGGCTGTCGGCAATGGCGTGGATAGCGACGGCGACAGGCATGGCCGTCTCGCGGCTTGCGGCCCATTCGGCGGAGACTGTCGGGGTGGCATAGTTGCGGCTGGTCATTGGCTTGGCCTCCGTTGCGCCTCGGCGCGCTTCCATGACCCCAATGTATCGCAATTTTGCGATGATGCAAGGGGTTTTTGTTGCGCCGTTGCGATTTTCAAGCCCGCGCCAGCGGCAAGAGCCGTCGGGTAACTCCGGCGGCTCAACCATTTCTGGAGCCCACACCCACGATGCGCATCAAGGAAGACGCGATTTCCGGCCACTTCATCGCTATCCCGGAAACGGATCACGAGGAGCGCATGCTCGGCATGGCTTCCGTGACCTCAGCGAGCCTCAAGGCGGCGTTTGATCGTCCGGTGCTGGTAAGCGGCGGCAAAGCGCCAACGGCCGGCAGCGTGCTTCTGAGCGGGGATGAGTGATGGCCGAGGTAATCACGCTTCCTGGCGTTGAGCGCCCATCGCTCGGATCGACGCGCATTCTGCCGACGGATGCTGTTTTTGGCGGCGCGCTGGAAAACGGCGTGACCGAGGTGGTTGTCGTTGGTCGTCAGCGCGATGGATCGCTGTACGTTGCGGCGGCGAATGGGGACGCTGAAAAAACCGCCGGCATGCTGATGCGTGCAGTGCACATGCTAACGACCGGAGATTGGACGCCGGACAGCTTTGACACTGAGGGCTAATCACGTGGCCGAAATTCTATCCCTCATTACCGAGCGCGATGTGTGCCGCAGCTCCGTCATTGAGACGATTGAGAAAGCGCTTCAGCAAGCCAAAGACGGGGAAATCTTAGCAGTCGGCTTGGCGGTGGTGCGTCCAGATCATGCCGTTTGCACGTCGTGGTCACAAACCGATGTGGTAGGGACGCTTCTTGGTGCGGTCACCCTCTTGCAAAAGAAGATGGTCGATCAGCTTTGACGCCGACGAATGAACGGTGCAAATCTGTCTCTGTACTCCGCGCCACTCTTAACTGGCCGCCAGCGGGTCGGCAGTCACCATCGAGAATGCGAGCAATCGTCAACGTCGGGCGCGGCGGGTCGTGTGGCCCGAACTAAACGGCGAATTCTCGGAAACCCGCATTTACTACACGAGGCTGACGAATGAAGAAGCGCGCGCCCATTGATGATGAGACCCACAGAGGGCGCGGGCGCCCGCCCATTCGCACGCCAGAGCTTATCGAGGCATTTTGCGAGAGGGTCGCAAGCGGTCGTTCGGTAAGTTCCGTGTGTGCCGATATCGATATGCCGGAACACACGACGGTCTATCGCTGGCGTCACGAAAGCCCGGAATTTCGGGATAAACTGGCACAAGCGAGGGATGAGCGGTTGGAAACCTACGGCGATCGGATGCTCGCTCTTGGCTCTCGCGTGATCGAGGAAATGGACCTCGATCCGCAGCGCGTCAATGCAGCGGTGAACGCGATCGACAAGGCAGCGCGCCTTCAGGCCCCGAAGCAGCGTATCGAGCTGACGGGCAAGGACGGCGCCGCTATCCAGCACGACGTGAGCGTGAGCATCGACCTGTCGGAGGCGTCGGCGGATGTGCTAGCGGCGCTTGAGCGTGATCTAGTGGCGAAAAAGGGCGAAGCCTGATGGCTTGGGAACATGCGCCGGCACCGATTTCTCGGGAAGGCCACGTTGTTCTCCTGGAGCGGGACGACGATGAAAATCTCACCGGACGCGTTGCGATCGTGACGGACTCGCTCATGGAGATCTCCGGCGAGAAGTCACGTACGATGATGCGGGCTATCGACGCGATGGCCTTTGCGCTGATCAGGAGCGGCCACGTCTGGTCGGATGAGGAAGCGGCGCTGTACGATGCAGCGGTGAGGCTACATCAGGGAGAGTGATGTGTCGGATGATCGCACCTATTGGTGGACGTCGGATCAGTGGGCCTATCTTCGCGCCCTTGTAGAGCGACGCTGCCCTCCGGACGTGAAAGAGTTTGGCGAGCGCCACGCCCTGCCGACGTTCGCCGAGGCGACGTGGATCGCAGGTTTTATGGACGCGTGCCTGATGATGCAGGATGGGCGGGTTGCCAAGGAACTTGCCCGGCTCGCTCCGCTTGTTGAGCGTCAGGAAGCGTCTGGTGGCGCCGTTAGTCTCGGCGTTGTCCGGTGCAATGTTGCTGGCGACGAGTGATCCGCAATGAGCGATCGCCAGTGGGGCGTGCTTTCGGACGAGGCTCTGACTGCGATTGCTCTTAATGCCCTCGGCCTCGCGCTTGCTGACCACGGTCACGTTTGGACCGATGATGAGAAGCACCTGTATGATGTGCTGGCAATGAAGGGGAGAGTACCCGATTCTCCGGGAGTGATCTGCATCCCTAGACCAGAAAGCGATGCTGAGAAATGAGCGTCACCGACCGCAATCCAGATTGGGAGCACTTCTTTCGCCCTCATGACCGAAAGTGTGTCCGTTGCGGCGCCCCGTGGGAGAAGTTTGAGGACAACATTATCTCGGTCCGGTGCTCTCGCGAAAACGGGCTGTGGTATACGCGCGATGGCCTTGAACTTGTAGCTGATTTAGAGCGCGGGACGTGGTCTATTGTGGTTCCAATAGAGGGCGCATCGTGAGCAACACGTGGGACTATGGGGTTCTGCCGCCTGACTTCCCCGGCAGCCCGGGTGCGAAGATCCCGTGGGCACAGGCGTCTGACGACCGTGTCGAGGCCGCGCGCCGTTGGGCTGCTGAAACGCTCCTCGACCGCTTCGGCTTCGTCAACCTCAAGGATGCTGAGAACCTGGTGCAGTACGTGCTGCATGGGAGGACCGAGGCGTGAGCGACGAGGTCGAGGATTAGAGCCATGGCGAGATCCGACATCAACGACCTTGTCTCCTTCGTTCGTCCGGGATTGGCAGCAATGGCGTCATGGTATGGCGACCGCAAAATGGTTAAGCCGGAATGGTCGATCATCATCGCCCCCGAACACGTGAAGCTGATGTTCGCCGGCCGAACAGAAATCTTCATCTATGATCCAGTTACGCGGACATATGATGATGACGATCTCATCGGCGCGGTCGTTAGGGTTGCCCCTGGACGAATGAGGGAATGGGATAGCGCCGTCACCGTCGTCGCGTAGACCACTGGTTGCATCTTCGGCGCGTTGGTCTCCTCGATCTCGGGGCTGAGACCGAGAAATGCAACCCATAGGTTGAAATGAGGTCCGATGGCCGAAGTGATCACCATGCCGGGCGTGGAGCGACCCGGTCTCGGGTCTATCCGCATCCTTCCAACGGAAGCCGTGTGCGCCGGTGCTCTCGAAAACGGCATCACCGAAGCCATCATTGTCGGTCGCCAGCGTGACGGCAGCCTCTACGTCGCGGCTGCGAATGGCGATGCCGAGAAGGTCACTGGCATGCTGATGCGGGCAATTCACATGCTGGCGGCCGAGGACTGGACGCCAGACGCGTTTGACACGGAGGCGTAAAGGTGAACGCTCGGCTCACCCCTATTTCGCAGGCCGACAGGTTTGATGCGCTCATCCGGTCCTTTGCCGTTGTTGCCAATCGCTTGGATCGACGGCCCGCGCCGCCGCACATCATCGCATCGGCGATCGCGAGGCTCGGGCTTGTCATCGCGATAAGCGCGCTGGCGATCGTCATCGCCGTAGTCGCCGGATAGCGAAACCTGATTGTCCACCGACCTCCGGCGCTCTGTCGCCCTTGCCTACAAAGACCCGGCCGCTGGGCTGAGGGCGATCGAGCGCGCATGGTGCGAAAGGTCGCTGTCGGCGTTTGTGGAGGCGGCGTGGCCCGTTCTTGAGCCCGGGCGCCAGTACTACGGCGGATGGGCAACGGATGCGATCTGTGAGCACCTGGAGGCAGCGTCTAAGGGGTATCTTCCCCGGCTCGTCATCACGGTCCCTCCCGGCTTTCGAAAGAGCCTGACTACCAGCGTCTTCTGGCCGGCGTGGCTGTGGGGGCCGCGCAACGAACCGTCGAAGCGCATCGTCAGCATTACGCACAAAGAGCCGCTTACGATCCGAGACGCGCTCAAGATGCGCAGGCTCGTGCTGAGCGACTGGTATCAGGGCCATTGGGGCTCGCGCGTCCAGCTGACGGCTGATCAGTCCGCCAAGGGGCGCTATGAGACTACCGCGACCGGGCTGCGCCTCGCCACGACGATGCGAGGAATCACCGGCGATCGCGGTGACGTCACCATCTGCGATGATATTCTGTCGGTCAAAGACGCCAACTACGATGTGGCGATCGACACGGCTGAGACGTGGGTGCGGGAATCCCTGCCGTCTCGCGTGACCGACGAGGATTCGGTCATCGTGTTCATCATGCAGCGGCTGCATGAAAAGGACCCGGCCGCCGTCGCGATCGAAATGGGATACGAGCATCTTTGCATACCGATGTGGTATGAGCCAAAGATGCATTGCGTCACGTCGATCGGATGGGAAGACCCACGCCAGGAAGAAGGCGAATTAGCGTGGCCGGAGTTCTTCTCCGAAAAGCGGGTCAAGAAACTTACTGCCGGCATGACCGAATATGCCATCGCCGCGCAGTACCAGCAGTCCCCCGAGGTCCGCGGCGGCAACATCTTCAAGCGCGACTGGTGGCGCAAGTGGGATAGGGTGTCTCTGCCCCACTTCGACATTGCGGTTGCGAGCCTGGACACTGCTTTCTCCGAGACTGAAAAGGATGACTTTTCCGCCCTCGTCGTGCTCGGCTCCTATACCGACGCGAGCTTCATGCAGCACACGATGGTGCTGTTTGCGTGGGAAAAGCGCTTGGACGTGCACGACCTGGCAAAGGAGGTCGATGCGGCGTGTGAGTACTGGAATGTCGACCTGCTGCTGATTGAAAACTCGGCCGCCGGCAAGCCGGTGCAGCAGGAATTGCGGCGCATGTTCGCCCGCAAGCGCTATGCGGTCCGCCTCGACAATCTCCCAAAGCTCGGCAAGGAAGCGCGGGCGCATTCGATTGCGCCGTTCATTGCGGACGGGACCGTCACGCTGCGGTGCGACCCTGTCGACGAAGACGGCAAGAAGGTCGATGAGCGGGACGCGCTCGACTGGCAATGGAAGCCGCACGCTCAGAAGCTCATCGATCGGTGTGCGAAGTTCCCCCGCGATGATCATGACGACATGGTTGATGCTTTCGTGAACGGCATACGCCACCTACGTAAGACGGGCTCGATCGTGCGCCGCGAAGAGCATGACGAGGACGAAGAAGACTTGAAGCGTTTGCCGAAACAGCTTAAACCGCTCTATCCGGGTGTTGCGTGATGATCGACCTGAAGCCGAACGACACCATCAGCGAGGGGCCGCCTCCCGTCATGGATGACGACGAGGAAGGCCTTGACCTGTCGCTCGGCGATGTGGAGGACCTGTCCGAAGGTGCTGACGACATCAGCATCGAGCTTGCCGATGGATCGCTGTTGGTTTCGCTCGGGACCGAAAAGCGTGATCCCGTGGCCAAGGGCTCGCGCGCGCACGATGCCAATCTCGCCGAGCACATGAGTATGTCCGACCTGTCGTTCGTGGCAATGGACGTGCTCGACGGGATTGACGCCGACGATGAATCCCGTTCCGAGTGGAAGGACGCGCGGGCTCAGGTTCTCGACCTTCTCGGCCTGGAAATTCAGCGGCCATCCGGCGACGTGACGAACACTTCTGCCCCATTGGAGGGCATGTCGACCATCAAGCATCCCCTCTTGCTTGAGGCCTGCATTTGGTTCCAGTCGAACAGCGCTCTGGAGCTTCTGCCTCCTGGCGGTCCCGCTAAGATCGAGAATGAGGGTGACGAAAGCCTGGAGACCGACGACACCGCGAACGCGCTCGCCAAGCAGTTCAACCACTACATGACCAAGGTGGCGGTTGAGTATTATCCGGACACGGAACGCGCCCTTTTCATGACGGGGCTCGGCGGATGCGTGTTCAAGAAGATATACAACTGCCCGATCAGAAACCGCCCCGTAGTCGGAATCGGTCGATGCTGAGTACATCATCGTGTCGCAGGGCGCGACAGATATCCAATCGGCCAAGCGCGTCACGCACGAGATTGCGATGCGTCCGTCCATCATGCGGCGGATGCAGCTGATCGGTGCTTATCGCGATGTGGACTTGGTGACGCCGACGGCCGATCCGAGCGTCGTCGAGGATGCTAAGGCCAAGATCGAGGGGCTCAACCCAAATCCCTCGCGATCGGAGGATGCGGACTACACGGTATACGAATGCTACTGCGAACTGGACCTGCCGGGTTTTGAGCACAAGGAGCGCGGGAATGAGACGGGTCTCCCGCTGCCATACAAGGTGGTGGTTGAGAAGGACAGCCGGGAAATCCTCGAAATCCGCCGCAACTGGCGCGAGGATGACCCGATGCTTATGCCGCGCCGGCCGTTCGTGAAGTACGGGTATCTGCCGGGCATAGGCTTCTATGACATCGGCTTAGGCCAGATCCTCGGCAACACGACGCTGGCGGTCACCGCCGCTTGGCGGGAGATGCTGGACGCCGGCATGTTCGCCAGCTTTCCCGGCTTCCTCTATGCGTCGGATCGCGGCGTCGGAAAGCAGAAGACCAACACGTTCCGCGTGCCTCCCGGCTCCGGCGTGGGGATCGAGACCGGCGGCGAACCGATTGACCAGTGCGTGGCGCCGCTGCCCTATCGCAATCCGGGCGCGGAGTTTCAAGCCTTCGTCGAACATATCGAGGATGTAGGCTCGCGCCTCGGCAACACGGCTACGACACAGGCTGCGGCTGACAACCCCGGCGAACCAGCCCGTCGGCACGACGATGGCCAACATCGACCAGATGACGCGCACGCCGAGCGCGGTGCATGTGCGCATTCAGCGTGCGCAGGCGGCCGAGTTTCAGATGCTTGTCGAATTGTTCCGGGAGAACCCGGAGGCGCTTTGGCGTGGCGATAAGCGGCCGGCGAAGACGTGGACGCACGACCTGGCGCTCAAGGCGCTGGAGAATTACACGCTCGTTCCCGTCGCCGATCCGGCCACGCCGTCTAATGCGCACCGCCTGATGAAATCCCAGGCGGTAGGTTCCATGTATATGGAATCGCCTGAGCTTTTCGACGGGATGAAGGTGCGAGAATACCAGCTGAAGACGATGGGCATTGCGAGCCCGGCCGCGCTGCTTGCGGCTCCTGCCGAGCCTGAGGAGCCGCCGGCTGATCCGGTGGCGATGGCGGCCGTCGAGAACGATCGCGAGTCGCAACATGCTTACGGCTCCGAGTACGAACCGTCGAAAGGATCAAGCTCGATCGCGAGAAGCTGCAATATGAGCGGGAGAAGTTCATGGCCGAGCAGCAGCAGAAAGAGGCCGATCGCCTTTCGAAGGAGCGCATTGCGGCCGAGCGTGAGGAGACGGCGCGGCTCGACATTGATGCGAAGATGGAGCTGGCCGAGGCCGATAGGGCAACCGCGCCGCTGGCGCCTGAGATGGGACTAATGCCATGACTTTCCGATCCATGCACATCACGTCCAAGGCCGACAAGCTGAAGAAGCTCGGCCTTTCGTCGGGCGGTACGGCTGAGAAGGCCGTGCACAAGCACGAAGCCAAGATGCACCCTGGCGCGAAGCCAACCAAGTTCGCGTCTGGCGGCAAGGTGAAGGCGCCGAACATCAACATCTCGATCAAGATGGAGCGCGCCGCGCCGCCCGCTCCCGAGATGGAGGAGCCGATGGAGGACATGGGCTCCGCCGAGATGGCCGCGCCGCCGCCGATGCCCCCGATGCCGATGGATCAGGGGCTCCCGCCCCCGCCGGACCTCGGTGCCGTTGGTGGTCTCCCCGCCGGCGCGCCGTTCAAGCGCGGTGGCGCGGTTGGCAAGGGCGTGACGACGGCCGGCGCCGGCGGCGGCATGGGGCGGCTTCAGAAGATCGGCAAGAGCGGCAAGGTCGTCCGCTGATGCAGCGCTTTCACTCGATCGACACGCGATCCGTGCTCGATCGGCTGTTGGAATACTGCCGTGCCGAAATGGACAAGGCGGCGACGCTGGTCATGAATGGACCGGTGCCGCCGCCTCCTGAAACCGCAGAGCGCATTGCGAGGTACAAAACCCTCGCTGGCATGCTCGACCATTACCGCGAACTTACGAAGGACAAGGAAGACTGATGCGCGCTCTCGAAATGGTTCATGACGACGATCCCGCCGACGTGATCCGCGGCCGGCTCGCCAAGATCGACGGCTTCGATGAGATCGAGGTGTCCTACAACAATGTCCTCGTTGCGCAGTACGTGCGCGAGGGTAAGACACGAAGCGGCATCCTCCTTCCGGACCAGACGCGTCGTGAGGACGAGTTCCAGGGCAAGGCGTATCTCGTGATCAAGATGGGGCCGATGGCCTTCCTCGACGACGAGCACGTTCGGTTCGGCGGCTTCCGCGTCCAGGAGGGCGATTGGGTTGCGTGCCGCCCTGCCGACGGTTGGGCCGTGACGGCGGGAGACACGCCGTTCCGCCTTTTCCGCGACGTGGATATCAAAATGAAGATCCCGCGGCCGGACATGACGTGGTGACGCATGACCAAGAAACCCGTGGCGCTCTCTGAGTTTTCGACGCCTGATCCATTCCCGCTCGACGCCGAGCGTGATGCGATCATCGAAGACCTGACGGCGCTTCGAAACCGCCAGTACCACAACCTGAGTGAAGGCTATTCAGCCATTGACGCAGCTATCGCGCGTGTAGCCTCGCGTCTGACAAACCCTCGCGCCGAGGACGATCCGAATGAGTGACACCGAGCTTGAAGACGACGAGGTCATCGTCGGGGAATTCGACGACGAGGCCCCGAAGAAAACCTCTGTCCCGTCTGTTCCTCGTGAAAAGGCTGCCGCAACCCCCAAGATCGATGGTGCTCGCACTGATGATGCGCTTGCCGCCATCCGCGCCAAATACGCGCGCGAGCGGGAATTGCGCCTTCAGGCCAAGGCGGAGCTCGACGCTGCGCTGAAGGAGCGCGACGAGGCGCAGTATGTCTCGATCCAGGCCTCCGAGGAGTCGCTGAAGACGAAGGAGGCCGACCTCCGTGCGCGCATTGCCGCAGCTCGCCGAGAGGGGGACTATGAGATTGAATCGAAGCTCGACGACGAGCTTTTCGATGTGAAGGCGTCCATCCGCGACCTGAGCCGTGGCCGCGAGCGCCTGGAATCGACGCGGGAGGAAGCCGCAGCCCGTCCCAAGCCGACGGTTGAGGCCGACGATCCGGACGCGATGGACGATGACGTGCGCTTTGAGCAGGCCGTATCGCGCTTCACGGCCCGCACGGGTGCATGGCTGCGGCAGCACCCCGAGTTTGTAACCGATCCGAAGGCGCAGGCGAAGGTTACATCCGCACATTACGCGGCCGTCGCCGACGACCTGAAGCCGGACACCGACGAGTATTTCGAGTACATCGAATCCCGGCTGGGTCTCCGCCAGGAAGAGCCGGGCGATGATATCGACGACGAGGCCGGCGACACGATCATCGACGAGCCGAAGCCGAAGCCTGTTGCAAGGCCGAACGTTTCGGCGCCGACGGATGATCGTCGGTCTCCGCGCNAGACGTGGCGACCTAGGCAATGGCCGCTATCGGCTGACGCCGCAGGAAGCCGCGTTCTGCCGAGACAGCGGCACCGATCCGCGCGCCTACGCCCTCGCCAAGGTCCAGATGAAGAAAGAAGGACGGCTCGGATGAGCCGGAGAACCCGCATGCACAACATCAGGCAGACTGCTCCGAACCCGAACCGCCCGGAAATTCGTGACCCTGTGCGCGATGAGCCCATTCGAGAGGATGGCATTCGTGCTGATCAGGGCCGCTTCGTGCGCCCGAAGAAGGGCACGATGGCGGGAATCTTCGATGATCTCATCCCTCCGGATGGATGGGTTTACGAAGGCAAGCGTATCAGCGTCTACGGCCAGCCGGACCAACAGAACATCATGGAGGTCTACCGGTATGGCTGGGAGCCGGTTCCGTTTTCCCGGCATCCGAAGGCGATGCCTCCGGGCTATACCGGCACGACGATCGAGCGGAATGGAATGCTGCTGATGCAGCGGCCGCTTTACGTGCAGCTTGAAGCGCGCGCCGAAGAGGAGCAGCGTGCCAAGGGCAACATCATCAACAACAAACGTCGCCTCGGCGAGATGGCGCCGGAAGAGGTTGCGGCCGGAATCGAGCGCGGGTCTCCGACGATCAAGCGCGATATCGAGCCGGGTCGCATCCCGGACGATTGATGACAATGGGCGTGGTGGAAAATTTCATCACGCCCCACTAGACAGGTGAAACGAACCGGTCTATCCTTCTGATTCGACGAAGTCTCGCGCTGAGATTTCGTGCCTGCCCACACGGCGCCCGTGTGCTTTCCCGTAACGAGGATCTTTCCTCAATTCAGGGACGGCGCACGCCGCCGTTGTGATCATGGCAAACGTCAACGCGCCGTTCGGCTTTCGACCGGTCTGCCACATCGATGGCGCCGTCTGGAATGCCCAGCTGCGGCCGTATCAGGTAGACCCCGCGTCCGCCACGGCAATCTTCAAGGGCGACCCCGTCGCCTACAATTCGAATGGTTACGTCGAGAAGATGACGGCCGGCACCGGCCAGATCCTCGGCATCGCTTGGGGCGCGGAATACACCCCGGCGCCTCCCGGCATCATCCCGTTCAACGCTTCCTGGCCCGGCTCCGGCAATTTCTCGGCGACCAGCCCCATCACCATCAGCGTCATCGTCGACCCGACGGTGATCTTCGAGGTGCAGGCCGGCGCCAGCAATATTGCCAAGACGTCGGAAAACCTGAACGTCCAGTTCAACGCAGGCACCGGCAATACGTCGAGCGGCGTCTCGGGAGCTTATGTTGAGTCCCCGGCCGTCACGGCGACGCTGCCGTTCCGCGTTGTTGGGCAGTTCGACGGGCCGGGCAACGGCTCGGATCAGACGAGCGCCTACAACATCGTTCAGGTCGTGATGAACAACTCGACCCTGAAGAACACCACTGGCGTCGCGTAAGCGCGGTCGGGAAGGAGTAACCTCAAATGGCCGTCAATCGCGCAGCAATCCGCGACCTTCTGCTCCCCGGTCTCTCCAGCGTTCGCGGAGAGTACAAGGAGCAGGACCAGCAGTGGTCGAAGCTCTTCACGAACAAGACCGCCAACATGGCGTTCGAACGTTCGGTCCAGATGCGTTACCTCTCGGCCGCCAGGATCAAGGCCGAGGGCGCCAACACCTACGCCGACAACAATGCCGGCGAGCGCTTCGTGTACAACACGCAGATCTACGCGGTCGGCCTCCTCTACTTCATCACGCGGGAGTCGATCGAGGACAACCTCTACGCCAAGCAGTTCCGGCCCGCCAATCTCGGCCTCCAGAAATCCTACAAGGAGACCAAGGAGATTTTCGCGGCGGACATCTTCAACTCCGGCACCACGGTCATTCAGGGCCTCGGCGGCGACGGCAAGGCGCTGTTCGCGACCGATCACCCGGTGGATACCGGTACGTTCGCCAACAAGCCGGCGATCGACGTGCAGCTGAGCGAGTCGAGCCTTCTCAACGCGATGACCACCATTCCGGTCACGTTCGTCGATCAGGCCGGCCTCCAGAACAACATCCGGGCGCGTACGCTCCTGGTTGCTCCGCAGGAGGTGCCGACCGCGGTCCGCCTCACAAAGTCGGTTCTCCGGCCGGGCACGTCGGACAACGACCCGAATGCCATCGCGTACACGATGGGCGGCATTCCGGACGGCTACATCACGAACACCTACCTCACGAACGAGTCGGCGTGGTTCCTTCTCACCGACTGCGAGGGCCTGATCCATTACGACCGCATTCCGTTTGAGATGGACATGTTCGTGGACGACACCACCCAAAACCTCGGTGTCCAGTGCTACGGGCGGTATGCCTTCACCTATGAGGACCCGCGCGCCGCGTACGGTTCGTTCCCGAGCAACTAAGCTCGCAAAGGAGACCTCGTCATGACCACGTCTCACTTTGCGGGCGCCGTCGTTTCTTTCGGGAGCGATCCGACGCAGTACAATCCGGACGCCGGGCCGTCGATGTTCGTCGGCGGCCAGGGCCTCATGGACCCGCGCGAGTTCTACGCCTATACGCCGGGGCGTTCGTCCGGCACCACCGGCATCTATGCGTCCTCGCCGCTGCTTGTGATGTCGCTGACCGGCGCCGTCAACGTGGCGGCGAACCTCGACTCGATCGCGGCTGACCAGGTGCCGGTCGCCGGTACTGCGATGACGCTCAACGGCACCGGCACCGGCGTTACGCTGGCGTCGTCGCTCGTGAGTGCGGCGACCGGCCAGACGGTCACGGGTGTCGCTGCGATCGGCGGCGTAACGGCGTGGGTGACGTTCGGTGCCAATCGATGGCTCGACCCGCGCACGACCATGACGCGCACGATCAACATCGACAGCGTGGGCGATGACAGCGGCGCCACCTTCGATGTGGATGGTTACGATCTCTACAACTACCCCATGTTCGAAACGATCACGGGCGCCAATGCGACGACTGCGGCCGGAATCAAGGCGTTCAAGTCCATCTCGAGCATCACCCCGCGAGGGACCCTCTCGGGGTCGAACGTGTCCGTCGGCATCTCGCTCGTGACCGGCCTTCCGATCTACTCGCCGCAGCGGGAGTTCCTCGCGGTCTACCAGAACGCGTCGGGCACTCCGGTTGCCGCCGGTACCTACGTGGCCGGCGTCACGACCGACCCGGCGACGGCGACCACGGGCGATGTGCGGGGGCGCTATACCCCGACGGCGGCTCAGACCCTCGCCGTCTACCAGACCATCCCGGTTTGGAACATCTCCGCCACCACGACGACCGGCCTGTTCGGCATCGCTCAGTACACGGCCTGATCATGGCAAAGATCGTCGGTTCCCGCGGCCCCGTAGACATGGACCTGAAGAGCATGGGCGGATCGTTCAAGGCCATCAAGGCGCAGTGTGATCGACAGGGCTCCGAGCCGGCCAAGCGTGGCCCGAAGTCCGGCAAGTCCGCCCTCTCGTCGTCGAGCGCCAAGAACCCGATGGGCTACAAGCGCGGCGGGGCGGTTGCCTCCGGCGCGCCGAAGACCAAGGACGACGGCATTCAGCAGCTTCGTTGCGGCGGTAAGGCCGAAATGAAGAACGGTCGTCAGAAGGCTGAAGTTGGCGGTGTCATGGGTAATGACCCGACCAGCTGGAAGAAGACGCTGCCGGGCAACAATAAGCAGACCGCGACGTATGGGGGCGCGAATGCAATTCGTGGTCTTGCGCGTCGGGCTGACATGCAGGGCGACCGTATTGCCGCGCTAAATCAGGCGGCAAAAAAGGCCGCACTCGTTGCCGGTCGTGACGATCGCCGTGCGGCCAAGATCGCCGAGAAACAGCAAACTGGCGGACCGGGTCAGATGGGTCCCGGCGACAACACAAATCGCCGCACTCCACAGGAGCCGGTTACGCCGATTACGCCGGGGCGTGGCGGCAAGATGGGCGTCGCGCCCCTTCCTGGCGGACGCCTTCGTGGTCCGGGTCGTCCCGGCATTTCGCCGCGCATCGCCCCGCCGTCGCCCGGGGGGATTACGCCACTGCCGCAGGGCGAGACCATCCAGGGCGGCGATACGCTCGACCGCACGATGCAGAAGCGCGGCGGCAAGGTGAAGCCTCACCGTAAGGGGCGCTGATCGATGGCAACCTACGTCCTTGCGGCGGACGGCACCACCGATCCGATCTTCACAAGCGTCATGACGCCGGTTCAGAACCTCGCCATCGCGATCGGCGTCACGTCCGATTTCGACGGCGACTATCTCATCGAGGGCGCTATTCAGGACGCGGCGCCGTGGTGGATCTCCGGACTTTCCGGGTACGCAGCGGCGGTCCCCTGGTTCGAAATCGCTGAGGTGACAGCCGCTCCCGTCACAATGGTCTATCCGCCAATGCCGAGCGCTTGGTCGGCAATCCGCGTGACGGTGTCGAATTGGGCGGCGGGCTCGCTCGCAATCCAGGTCTATCAGACGGGAACGCCTTGGACTGGCGGCGCCAGCACGGCGCAAATGCTGGCGGTCACGTCGGCTTGAGGTGATTCATGGCGGCTCCTGTCGATCCTATCGTCAAGAAAGTCGAGATCGTCGGGAGTGTTCCCGGCGCCATGACGGACATCAATATCGCCGAGGTCGGTGGCGTTACCGTTCCGAGCGGCAACCTCCCGGTTCTTGCGGCTCGCCTAAATGCCGACGATCTGACCGAGGTCCGCATCAATCAATCGGCCTCTGGCGATACGACGGTTATCGCCGCTGTTTCCGGGCAGACCACCAAGATTTACGCCATCGCTCTTTCTGTGGCTGCTCCGACCGTCATTCAAATCAAAAATGGCGCCGGTTCTGTTCTTCAGGAGTGGCCGCTTGCGCAGAATGGCGGGTTCGTGCTCGATTTCATGAGCCGCCCTTGGTACACGACAAGCGCAAACACGGCGTTCATCGTCAACTCGTCTGCGGCAATTCCTGTTCAGGGCCGAGCCTACTACGTGACGAGCGCTTGATATGAGCATGTATTTTGGCGGAAATACGCCGACTAAAGTAACGACGTTCACATCCAGCGGTACGTTTACGCCCACTGCTGGAATGGTGTCGGTCTACGTCATCTGCATTGGCGGTGGCGGTGGTGGTGGCGGTGGCCCGAAGCTCGGGACGGGTGTCGCTGGGTCGGGTGGCGGTGGCGGTGGCGGTTCCGTCAAGATCGACGGATGGTTTACGGCTGCTGAGATTGGCGCAAGCGTTGCGGTCTCGATCGGCGCGGCCGGCGCTTTGGGTGCCGGCCGAACGGCAACGGCTGGCGCCGGATCGGACGGCGGCCAAGGAGGGTCGACGACGTTCGGAGCGCTACTGACGGCGAGGGGCGGCGGCGCTGGCAGCGGCGGTAGCGCGGGCGCCGCAAGTGCGGGCGGTGGCGGGGCGGGGACGCGCGCTGCCGGCGGCAATGCGAGTGGCGCGACTGGAGGGGCTGGTGGCGGAATCGGGGGCGTTGCTGGTGGTTCTCCTTCGGCGTCGAACAACTCGGCTGCTGCCGGGGGTGCAAGCGGGGCGGGATGCAGTGCTGCGGGCGACCCTGGCCCCGGTGGTGCCTCGGTGGGCGGTGGCGGTGGTGGTGCCTCCGGCGGAGGCATGACCGCAGCGGATGGCTTCAATGCTGGCGGCGGCGCCAGCATGTGGAATAGTGTGGGAGTTGCCGCCGGAGGCGCCACAGCAGGCGCAAACGGCACGGCCGGGTCATCCGCGACCTCAGCGCTCTCCTACATCGGCACCGGTGGTGGTGGCGGGGCCTCCGGCATCACGGTCGCCGGTGGCGTCGGTGGGGCTGGTGGCGTGGGCGGTGGCGGTGGTGGTGGCGGTTCGTCCCGCGACGGCAACGGCGGCAATGGCGGGGCCGGTGGCCTCGGCAAGTGCATTGTGCAAGAGTTCTTCTGAGGAGGGCGTGCCATGCCGCCGTATGCGCTGATCAAGAACGCTACCATCGTCAATCTCGTCGAGTGGGACGGCATTACGCCCTACAATCCAGACGGTGAGCTTGTGCTTCAGTCCGATCTTCCGGCGGGCGTCAGCATCGGATGGACACTGGTTGATGGGGTATGGACGCCCCCGGAGCCGATTGAGGAGTGACATTCTCTCGGCGGTGGAAGTCCCAATGACAGGGGTTGAATGATGGCGACGAGCGGCACCTACACATATGGACCGTCGCTCGGCGAACTGATCCTCCTGGCGTTTGACCGCATCGGCATTCGCCGGACCATGATCGCTCAGGAGCACATGGCCTCGGCCAAGCTTGAAGCAAACAATCTTCAGGTCGAATTCGCCAATCGGCAGCCAAACCTATGGATGGTCGAGGAGAACGTGTTCTCCCTGGTGACGGGACAGTCCGTCTACACCCTCCCGGAATATGTGGCGGGTGTGTTCGACGTGTTCATCCGCATCAACGCGTCGTCGACCAACCCGATTGATCGACTTCTATATCCGGTCAGCCGATCCGAATATGCCGCCTATCCGAACAAGGACATGCGAGGATACCCCACCACCTACTGGTTCAATCGGCAGGTCATTCCGGAACTGGTAATCTGGCAGGTTCCGGACACGACGCCCTATGAGCTTCACTACTGGTATCAGAGACAGTCGCAGGATGCGGTTGTTGCTGGGGGGCTAACCCCGGAAATCCCATACCGGTTTGTTGACGCCTTCGTCGCTGCCCTGGCATGCAGGATGGCGCGCATCTATGCGCCGGAGCGCTTTGCCGAGATGGACAATGAACGCGAGCGGGCGTGGCACCTTGCCGGGTTCGAAGATACCGAGCGCGTGCCGCTCGTTATCTCGCCGGGCGTGAGCGGTTATTTCAGGTAAAATTGATGGGCAGCTTTCCTCATGCGAAGGGTAGGGCGCAGGTAAGCTCAAGCCGTCCACAGGCGTTTGCCTACTGTGACCGCTGTGGCTTCCGCTACAACCACGCGAAGCTCGGATGGCAATCCCAATGGATGGGGCCGCGCCTTCAAAGCACGGGCTTTCTCGTCTGCAACACCTGCATGGACCTTCCGCAGCCGCAGCTTCGCCCGATCAATCCCGGCCCCGATCCGGTTCCTATCCCGAACCCGCGCCCCTTCGCGGCTGACCAGATGTATGAAGGCGGCACTCTCTTCACCGAGGATGGAACGCCCCTTCTCGACGAGAACGGGTTTGAGATTTTCCCCGAAGACTACCCAGGTCCGACCAACATCGGCCCTTTGAGCCCGGACGATTGAGCCCATGCCGAAGATCAGCCAACTCCCGCCGGGAACAGCGCTTACGGGAACCGAAATGGTTCCCGATGTGCAATCCGGTGTGACGGTCCGAACGACGCCATCTGCGGTCGCCACCTACGTGCTTGGGCAGCTTCCTGATTTGCTGGTTCAGGTCAAGGACGCCAATTTTGAAATCCTGAACGCGGCAGACCCGACGAAGGTTGCCAAATTCTCGGCTGCTGCAATTTCTCCCGCGACGGAGCAAACATTCGCTTTCCCGGATGTCAGCGGAACGTTTGTCATCCTTGATGCCGTGCAAACGCTTGAAAATAAGACGGTTGTTGCAGATAGTTTCACAATTCAAGATCAGACCGACCCGACAAAGCAAGCGCAATTTGTCGCGTCTGCCATTTCCCCCGCAACGACTCGTTCGTTTACGCTACCGAACGCCAGCGCAACCATTGTCGGTCTAGACACGGCTCAAACGCTGCAAAACAAGACGATCGACAATACGAATGCAGCGACGTTTCTGGATACGCAATTTACGGTCCAGGACAATGCGGACCCGACGAAACAAGCTCGTGTAAATGCGTCTGGTATTTCCGCGGCCACAACCCGTACATACGATCTCCCGAACGCAAATGGCACGCTCGCGCTCACGAGCGATATCACTCAGTACCTTCCTTTTACGAGACGGGTCTTTCTGTCCGATGGGACATGGACGCGGCCGACCGGGTGCAGATCCGTCAAGGTTACGGTCGTTGGCGCGGGTGGTGGTAGTGGCGCTGTAAATGCTGCCGCGGGTCGTGCTGGCTCCGGCGGCGGGGGCGGCGGCAGTGGCATTTCTGTGTTGAATGTGACTGCAATTGCGTCGTCGACAATCACCGTTGGTGAGGGCGGGACCGCGGGCGTTAACGGTGGCGCTGCTCCTGGGACCGGCGGAACCTCGTCGTGGACCGACGGGACAAACACAATTACGTGCACCGGCGGCGGAGGAGGTGCAAACGATACAACCGGTGGGGCAGTGGCGGGCGGTGATGGTGGCACGGTTACTGGTGTAGGTGTACTTAATTGTGCTGGTCAAAAGGGTGGCATCGCCGCCGGTTCGGCAGTCGCTATTGTGGCTGCCGGAGGATGCTCGGGGTTTGGTTTTGGCTTTGGTCCGTTGCCTAGAGCGGTTGGTGCTGCGCCGACGGGCGGCCTGGTCGGTACTGGATACGGCGCCGGAGCATCTGGCGCTTGCACCGGAACTGGTGTAACGGGCCAAAATGGCGCAGCCGGAACAAAAGGAATCGTCATCGTAGAGGAGTTCTACTGATGACCTACGCCGAATACGTCGCCACTCTCGAAAACCTGCTGATTTACGAGACCGGCAACGCTGAGTTCACGCAAATCCTGCCGTCCGCAATCGAGTATGCCGAAAACCGCATTTATCGTGAGGTCGACTTCCTTGCGATGCGCGTGACGAGCGCGACGGTGTCGACCGTGTCCGGGCAGCGCGCCATCTCGATCCCGAGCGCCTTCCTGGTGGTCGAGACCATCTCGGCATACTCCCCAGCCGGGTCCACCACAGCGACGGGAACGCTCCTGCCTCTCACGGCGGTGTCGAAGGAGTTCATGCAGAATTTCTGGCCGGGGGCCACCGCGTCTGGCGTGCCGGCATATTATGCCCCGGTCTCTCAGGCCGAGTACCTGCTTGGCCCTACGCCGAACGGAGCCTACCTCTTGGAGATTATCGGACCGCAACAGCCCGCGGCCCTCTCCGCAGTCAACACCACGACCGTCATTTCCACTCAGGTTCCGGACCTCTTCATCGCCGCCAGCATGGTCTACATGACCGGGTACCAGCGCGCGTTTGATCAGCAGTCATCGGACCCGGAACAGGCTCAGTCGTGGGAAGGGCAGTACCAGACGCTGCTTGCCGGCGTTCTCTCCGTCGAGGGGCGGCGGAAGATCCAGGCCGCGTCCTGGACGCCGCTCAAGAACGCGACGAACGCCTCGGACCAGCGGGGGTAGGCCATGGCATTCACCCGCCTCCAGTTTCAGCCCGGCGTCAACACGGTCATCACGCCCACGCTCGGGGGGCAGAATTGGGTGTCGTCGAACCGCATCCGTTTTCGGGGGGGATTGCCCGAGCAGATGGGCGGTGTGTCTCTCATGTCGACAACGGCGTTCACAACGCCGGTGACGGCTCTTGCCGCGTATCTTGGCGGGTCGCAGCTCGACACGCCGACTGTCGTTTCCGGGGATGACGAGTATCTGACGCTGTTTGCGCCGACTGGCGTTCCGCCTGTAGACAACACCGGCGTGCAGATCAACCCGCGTGAGATCACGATTGAGAACACGACGACGACGCTGGAATTTATAGGTTCCTCGACCGTCAACGTCGACTTCAATACGAACCACGGCATTCAGATGGGGTTGCCGATTTATCAGACTCCGACGGCAATCTTGCGAAATCTCATCCTTCTGTGGTGCGGCGATGCTGGCGGAACTGCCGGTCTTGGCCGATATCTTCTGCCCGGCGATTATGAGGTTTCGTCCGTCATTGACGCGCAGATTGTGCAAATTCAGGTTCCAAACAACACATGGACCTCGAATGTCGGTGATGTAACGCGCCCGGCGTACTATTTCAGCAGCACGATTGGCGAAACCGCGGTTCTCGCTGACGTGGATGGCACGACCGCAACGACGCCGGACGTGACTGCCAATCAAAACATCTATTGGTATGGCACGACGAACATCTCCAATATTGCGTTTGCCGGTCTGTACAACATTATTGGCACTCTAAATTCCGGATCGTCTGTTTCATTTTGGATGGAAACGGGCGTGACGGCGGCTGCCACAGTTGCAAACATCCGCCAAAATGATGGGGATATGCTGTTTACGTTGAACTACGGCATTATATCTCCGGTGACGCCAGCGCCAACCAATCTAGTTACGGGCCCATGGTCAATTGCTGATTACGGAAACATTCTGATTTCTAACAAATATAATGGTGCTTTGTACTATTATAATCCGACGAAATTTCAAAATCAGTCGTCGATGATTCCATCATCTCCACACAAATCTCGCGGAGTTTTTGTTGCGATGCCGCAGCAGATGGCTATTGCGTGGGGCTCCTCCTACCGCGAATCGTTCGGCGAGAGTGGATATCAAGACCCTCTGCTGATCCGGTGGTCGGACATTGGCAACTTTCTGCAATGGGCGCCGATCGACGACACCGGTGGCGTGACGTCTGCCAACTATTTCCGCATCCCGTATGGCGGAGAGATCGTCGCGTGCTGTCAGGCTCCGCAACAGGCGCTAGTGTGGACGCAAGAGTCCCTATGGTCGATGCAGTGGACGGAAGATCCGACAAACCCATGGTCGTTCACGGAGATCGGCCAGCGGTGCGGTCTAGCGGGGCCACGCGCGTTTGCGATCCTCAATGGAGTTGTCTACTGGTGCGGGCGCAATGGTTTTTGGACCCTGTCGGGCTCCGGCGTGCAGCCGCTCGTTTGCGACGTGAGGGACAATCTATTCCAGCTTGCGCAAGCCGATCCGACCATTCTCGACGATATCGTCATGGGCGGGAACTCGCTGTTCAATGAGATTTTCATCTCCTATCGTGCCGAAACGAACGCCGCCGACGGCCATATCAACACGAAGTACCTGAAGTACAACACGACTGAGGACACCTGGGATTTCGGCACGATGGGCCGGGACGCATGGGTTGATGCCGGAGTTTTCCCCTATCCAATCGCGGCCGGCGATTCCGGCGTGACCGCAGATGACAATGGCTACATTTACAACCAAGAGTACGGATACACGTTCCCGGACAACACTGAGAACCCACCATTCATTGAATCCGGATATATGATGATTGGAGAGGGAACGCCATTGACCTACGCTCGATTTTGGGTCCCTGACTTCAAATACGGCGCATTCGGGGTGTCTCAAGACACCGGCATTGACGCTACTGCAAAATTTAGAAATTGGAGCGGGTCGCTATCTAGCGATGTACCTGTTCCGCTTCTATTTGACGATGAATCGAATTTTGCCAATGCTAGTGGTCGCGGTCGCATGTTGGCGATTAGATTTCAGCGAAATGATGCGACGCAAGGTTTTTGGCGCATGGGCAACTTCCGGGCCGGCGCCAAGCCGGATGGTGGCCGCTGATGGCCGAGACCGAAACGCCGAAACCGCCCCCCAAGAACGAGACACGTCAGAATCGGCAGCAGGAGCGGCAGCAGGAAATCCAGGCCGATCCGCAGAACGACCGTCGCAATGGGCGCCCGTCCAATCCGCAGCTTCCAACAGGTTCTGTTGGGGCTCAAGACATACTGCCTCGCTTTGCGCAGATGGCAAACGCGCTTACGAAGATCGCAGCGTCTTATGGTGGAACGGGGCGGTTTTTTGCGTCGAATGGTGCCGCACCAACACCGAGCTATACGTTTACAAACGATACGTCTGCCGGCATGTGGTATTTGGCCGGGTTTGGTCCCATCCTTTCCAGGAACGGCCAAACGCATCTGTTTTTCAACAACTCAACCGGCGCATTGACCGTCCCGTTTTCGTATTCGGATACGACGGCATCCGCAGCAAACGTGAATATTGGACCGACAGGAACAATTAGGCGCTCCACATCGTCCGCCAAATACAAGCGCGATATCGAGACGCTTCCATACGATCCGACAGCATTCCGCGCACTTCGGCCCGTCACCTATCGATCGAAAGTCGACAACGACGGCAACCGCGTCTATGGCGGTTTGATCGCCGAGGAAGTCCACGCGGCCGGCTACACGCCGTTCGTGGCCTATAACTCCGAGGGCGGTCCGGAATCCGTCATGTACCCGCACATGGTCGCCGTGCTCATCGGCGCTCTGCATGATGCACAGGACAAGATTGCGGCTCTAGAGGCGCGCATCGTCAAGCTGGAGACGCCGAATGGCTAAGGGGGCGACAGAGGCCATCGTCGACTTCCTGAAGTCGGGCGCGCCGCAGGAAGATGCGGTTGCCCTGGCAATGGAGGAAGTGAAGAAGCGCGCACGTGGTGGCCCGGCGATGGGGGCAAAACGGGATGCTGGCAAGACGGCGCCGAAAGCGGGCCTCATTCATAGCGACGTTCCAGGGCGCACCGATGAACACCCGACGGACGTTCCCGAAGGTTCCTACGTCATCCCTGCCGATGTGGTTTCTGCCCTTGGGGAGGGGAACACGATGGCCGGAGCCTCTATCCTAGACGACGTATTCCAAATCAAGCGATCGACCGGTGGTGCCGTTGAAGGAAGCGGCAACATCGTTCCCATCATCGTGGCGGGTGGAGAGTATATCGTACCGCCATCGATCGTGATGCGCGCGGGCTCAGGTGATATGAAGCTGGGGCACAAGCGTCTCGACGACTTCGTGAAGCATGAGCGAGGCAAGACCGTGACAACCCTGAAGAACCTGCCGGGGCCGAAAAAGTGAGCGATAGCGAATACACCGTTCGACTGGCAACCCTGGCCGACGCCGGGGCCGTTTTTTCGCTTTGCGTCGATCTGCATGCGGAAAACGCGCTTTTCCCGATCGATCAGGAAAAGTACCAGACGCGCATTGCGGAAATCCTTGCAACGCCTGAGGAGTGGCTTGCACTCACCGGCAACGAGAAAACCAAGTTCGGGTTCATCGCCATCGCGGAAAAGCGCGGCATTCCGGCTGGTGCAATCGTCGTCAGCATCGAAAAGCTGTGGTATACGGAAGTCGAGTGCCTATCGGAGCTTTTCAACTATGTGGCGCCGGAGCATCGGCGGAGTGACTGCGCGAAGCGGCTTCTCGGCTTTGTCAAGGAACTGTCGGACGAAATGGGAATGACGCTGTTGATTGGCGTTCTCTCGACCACGCGAACCGAGGCCAAGGTGCGGCTTTACGGGCGGCACTTCACGCCGGTCGGGGCGTTCTTCGTGCATCTCAACGACGGCGCCGTGCACTGATACCGAGAGGCTAGGCCATGGGCTCCAAGACGCAAGAGACGACTTCCGAGACGGAAACCCGCCCGTCTCCGGAAGCCATGCGCCATTATATGGACGTGCTCGATCAGGCACGCCTCATGGCCAGCACGCCACTGGCCAAGGGCGCCATCTCGCCGTTTTCGGCGCCGAAGGAAGTCGTCCCGGCCTATTATGTCGCCGGCCAGTTCTTCGGCCGGGGTGGTCGTGCGCGCTATGCGAATGGCGGCGAGACGGATGCGCCCCTCAATCAGACGAAGAACATCAAGAACCTCAAGAACGAGGTCGCCCCGCTCGACAAGCAGCAGAGGAAGGGCATTAAGCAGCTCGGCACGGTTCAGAACAAGCAGGCCAAAAAGGCTACTCGTCAGGCGACGAGCCTTCTGAAAAAGGCCCAGCTTCAGGCCAACCAGCTGAAGACTGCCGGACAGGCCGAGTACGATCGCGCCAAGCAACTGGCCGAGCAGGCCGCGCAGGTCGATGCCGGCGAAATCCAGCAGTATTACGACCCGTATCAACAGGCCGTCATCGACGCTACGATGAAAGAGGCCAATCAGGCGGATTCGCTCGAGCAGGCCCGTCTGCGTGCGCAGGCGGTTGGGCGCGGCGCATTCGGTGGCGGTGGTTATGATCTGTCCCGCGCGCTGCTTGGCGGACAGCAGTCCGACGCGCGCAACAAGACGCTCGCGGATTTGCAGTCTGCCGGCTACAGCCAAGCGCTCGGCGCTGCGCAGAATGAAGCCAATCGGCAGGCGCAAATTGCGGCCATGTACGGCCAACTCGGTGGCCAGCAGTATGGACAGACGCTCCAGACCGGTCAGCAGTACGGCAATCTCGCCAACATGCAGGCCGGCCTCGGCAGCACGATTATGGATCAGCGCTTGAAGCAGGCGCAGGCCAACATTGCCGGCGGCTCGACCCTTCAGGCGCAGCAGCAGGCGAAGAAGAACGCCGAGTACAACAAGCGACTTGGACAGGCTCAGTACCCGTACAACACGCTGTCGCAATATGGCGGACTGGCCGGCTCTCTCGGCTCTCTGATGGGCGGCACCACCTCGGGAACACAGACCACGTCACAGCCGTCCAACATCTTCGGCCAGATCCTCGGCGGCCTCGGTACGCTCGGTTCGTTCCTCAGCGCCGGAGGGCGAGTTGGCTATGAGGTCGGCGGTTCCGTCTTCGACCCGGTGCAGCCGCGCACGTCTCCGATCTCCGGTCTCGACATGATGGCGGCTGATGCGGAGGGGTACGCCGACGGCGGTGATGTGGCCTCTCGCATTGACAGCATGTTCGGTGTCGATGGGCCGCTCGGAGGCTTCGTCATTCCGACGAGCGGCTATGACCCGGCGATGCTTTTCGATCCCGAGGTGATCGGGCAGTTGACTGCGCCGCGCCCAGATCCTTCGATGCTTGCGGCTCCTACCTACACCGACACGAGCGTCGTGAGCGGGTTTGGAGAGGGGCCGTTCGCGTTCCGCCGCAAGGAAGGGCTTGTCTCGCCGGAATATGCGGAGGGGCTTCCTCCGGAGCCGGTCGCCGGCTTCGAAATGATGCCGCTTCCCAATCCGCAGGGGGCCGCCTCGTCGCCCCCGGAGATCACCATTCGCAAGGCTCCGGCGCTTTCTGGCGCGGGCGTTGCCGGTGGTGGTCCCAATCCGATCATGGCCGGCAATCGCATCTTGCCGTTTACGCCGGAACAGGCCGCGCAGGCACGATCGATCGGCTCGCCATTCGAAATGCTCGGCACCCCCGAAACCAAGGTTGCGAGCACTCCAGAGCCGGGTCTTGCGCCGATGGCCTATTCGTCCAATGCGGCGCCGTCTTCGTCTTCCGCAGGGCGATCTTGTCGGGATGCTTCGCCGGTACTGCCGAGCGCTACGGCCATGACCCCGACACGTTCTATTCGCATCGGCCAGATGGAAAGCGGCCTCAACCCGAGCGCGCGTAATCCGTCGTCGTCGGCAGGCGGGCTCTACCAGTTCATCGACTCGACGTGGGGGCAGTACGGTCGCGGCGACAAGCTGGACCCGGCCGCGAATGCCGATGCTGCCGGGCGCTATCTGGCGGATGTGAAGTCGCACCTTCAAGGCGTTCTTGGGCGCGATCCTACGCCGGGCGAGCTTTATCTCGGCCATCAGCAGGGCGCAGGTGGGGCGGCAAAGCTCCTCACCAATCCGAATGCACGCGCGGCTGATCTAGTCGGCATGGACGCAGTGCGCCTCAATGGCGGCAACCCCAACATGACGGCCGGCGAGTTCGCGAGCCTTTGGGATCGCAAACTTGGTGGCGCCGGTGGATCGGGCGCTACGCGCCAGCGCTGGACGCAACGGGCGCTTGCCAGTTCGGCCGCTCCGGAGCCCACTGCCGGCCTTCAGGTCGCATCGTCTCAGCCAATGATCGACGATGCCGAGCCCGTCCAGGCTCCGCCGATCGCGGGCTTTGCCGCGCCTGCTCAGCCCCAACGCCCCCGATCCATCTCCGAGCGTTTCAGCGAGGATTCGTGGCGCATGCCGCTTCTCGTCGCCGGCCTTTCCATGCTTGGTGGCGGCGATCCGGGGCAGGCCATTGCCGCGGGCACCCAGGCGTTCATGGCCGGCTCTCAGGCTCGCGATGAGCGAGAGGCGGAGATCGAGCGCGCCAACGTGGTTCGGCGCTGGGCGGCCAGTCAGGGCCTTGACGCCAACACGGCCGAACTGATGGTCCAAAACAAGGACATCGTCGAAGCCTACGCCAAGGACAAGCTTATTCCGAAGGAGCCGGACAAGGGCGAAATCACGGAAATCGGCGGCCGCAAGTATCGCATCATGGCGGACAATACGATGGTCGATCTTGGGCCGGCGAGTGCTCCCGTCGAGCCGCTACCTCCTGCGGTCGAAGAGCAGAAAATCCGCATGGCGCAGGCGTCGCGTCCGGAGACAAACATCAGCGTCGGCGCCGAGGAAAAGTCCTTCAACAAGAAGGGCGGCGAGCTTCGCGCCAAGCGTTTTGACGATATCATAACGTCCGCCGGGCAGGCTAGCGAGATGATCGGCAACATCGAATCCCTGCGCGACATGGGCGAAGGCATTGAAACGGGCAAGGTCGCCGAGTTCAAGGCCGCCATCGGCCCGTATGCGCAGGCTCTTGGTGTCGACATTGAAGGGCTTGGCCCCATGCAAGCCTATGAGGCGGTCGTCACTCGGATCGCACCGTCTCTGCGCACTCCCGGTGTTGGCGCCATGTCTGATTTCGAACTGCGGCAGTTCCTCAAGGCGCTTCCGAGCCTCGGCAAGACGCCGGAAGGCAACGAGCTTCTGACCAACACGCTGGAATCCGTCGCTCAGCACCGGATTGCGGCGGCTGATATCGCATCTGCCGCCCTATCCGGAGACATCGACCCCGACGAGGCCGAACGTCAAATCCGCGCGCTTCCGGACCCATGGACGCTTTGGAAGCAGAACAAGAAGCGGTTCCCCGCCGTCGACCTCGCCATTCCTGAGGGAGGTGACGGCGTCACGACAATTACCTCGGATGCAGACTTCGATGCGCTCCCGAGCGGGGCGGAGTTCATTGGGCCTGACGGTGTCAAGCGGAGGAAGCCCTGATGGCCGGCTGGCAGGACGCACCGCCCGTTGAGGAAATGGCCGCAAGCGCGGAAAAGCCGAAGTGGGCAACCGCCCCTGCCGCTGTCGTGGTAGAGCCGTCCATTCCCGACCCGACGATTGCCGATGCCGTTGCGCACAATCTATCGCAGGGTGTCACGTTCGGAACCTCCGACGAAATAGTCGCCGCGCTTCGTTCTGGGGCTGGCCTGTGGGGGGATTATGGGAAAGCGCTTGCCGATGAGCGAGCTAATCTAGACCGCGCACGCGAGCGGCACCCTATTGCTTCGATCGTCTCCGAACTTGCCGGCGGCCTCACTGGCGGCGTCGGGGCAGCCAAGAGCGGCGCGACCCTTCTGAAGCCCGGCATGAAGCTTGGGAAAGCGATTGGCCTAGGTGCATTGGAGGGTGCTGGGTGGGGTGGTCTCTATGGATTTGGCACCGGAGAGGGTGGCGCGGAAAATCGCCTTGAGAACGCCGGTGTTGGTGTTGGCACTGGCGCGATTGTCGGAGCTGCGGCCCCCGTCGTCGCCCGCGGCGTGGGGAAGGCGGCGAAGGCGATCAAGGAGCGCTTCGGGACCAGTGCTGGGCAGCGGCTGTTGCTCGACGATCTGGCCGCCGAAGGACTGACACCGAAGCGAATCCAGAGCCGCGCTGGTCGCCTCGGGCCAGAAGGCATGCTTGCCGACACCTCGGAAACCATGCGCCTTCGAGCCGAGCAAATTGCCCAATCCGACAATAAGGCGCGGGCATCGGTCATCAACGCCCTCAATGCGCGAAATATCGAATCGAAGGAGCGCATTGCCTCGGCCTTCGACGACGTTCTCGGCTCTACGCCGAATGTCCGCAAGATCCTCGAGGAAGCGACCGAAAGCACCAAAAAGCTGGCCGACGAGCTCTATGGGGCGGCCAGGAAGATCGCGAAGCCGGTCAACACGTCAAAACTGATCGAAAATATCGACAACGCGCTTTACACCGATGCCGAGACCGCCGTCCAGGCTCGATCGTCACCGACGCCGGATGCGCTCGACAACGAGATGAAGTGGTTGATGGGGCGCCTCACTGGAGGCGGAAACAAGCAAGGGACGGCCGGCGTCACTCAGCTGACGGACTTCAACAAGCTCCACACGCTTCAGCGGGATCTTGGCGACAAGGCTCGTGCCTATGCCAGGAAGGGCGATAACTACGTCGCCGCCCGTCTTTTCAAGGCTCGTGGGCAGCTTCTATCTGCGCTCGACGAGGCGACCATCAGCAATCCTGCCGACCCGGAAAGCTCACTCTACAAGGCAGCGCGGCGCCAGTTTTCCGATGACAAGGCGGTTGAGGAGGCATTCGAGATGGGCCGAGATATCTTCTCGGCCAAAACACATCCTGACTTTCTCGCCGCGGACGTTGCCAAAATGGCGTCGGCCGAAAAGGACGCGGTTCAACTCGGCGTGCGAGCGGCTGTCGACGAGGCGATGGGCCGCGTGAAAAATGGAGCCTTGAAGGGGCGCGACCTTCTCAACGCCAACTTCAACGAGCGCAAGATGGGCGTTGTTCTCGGTCCGGAGCGCGCGCAGAAGCTCGTTGATGCGCTGCTGTCCGAACAGGCGATGGCCGCGACCAAAAACCAGGCGCTTGGCAACAGCGCGACCGCGCGACGCATGATGGATAACCCGTTCAAGGCGAGCAAAGAGACGCCGGAGCCTTCCATCAGCAAAGCGGTCGGTAAGGTGTGGAAGGTTGGAACCCAAGCTTTCCGCGACAAGCGCGCCGAAGGGCTCGCCGAGCAAGTTGCTCCGATGCTGACTGCAAAGGGCGCGGCTAGGGATGAGGTTGTCCGCAACTTGATTGAGGCGGACTTGAAGCGTGTCGGAGCGAAGACGAAGCCGGAGACCGTCGAACTTCTGCGGTCTATGATTTTCGGGGCCGGTCAATCCGGTGGAAATCTGTTGTCTCGTCCGTAGTGGGATTCATACCATCGGATGATGAGGACGGTCGAAATGGCGCCTATCGCGATGCCGGCAACGACGAGTGCCATCCACGGCGGCATTTGTCGCGCCAGCAGATTTGACAAGATCACGATAGGTACCATGACGGCGATGAAAAGCACCGTCGCAATGCCTCGCCAAATCCAATCGACCAACGTCCATCCCCTTCCGTTGACGGCCCAATGAGCCGGGTCGCTCTATCCTACCACAGACAACGAGATCACGGGCGCCTTCGGGCGCCCTTTCCATTTCAGGAGCAAAGCATGAAAACCTCGCCAGCCGGGCGGGCCTTCGTTGGCCTGCACGAAGGTCTCCGCACGACCGCTTACCGAGATGCCATCGGTGTCTGGACGATCGGATACGGCCATACTGCAATGGCCGGCGAGCCGAAGCCCGAAGCCGGGATGACCGTCACGGCGGTTCAGGCTGACGCGATCCTCGGGCGCGACCTAGAGCGCTTCGAGGCGAGCGTCGAAAAACTACTGAGGGTGCCCGTCACTCAGAACGAGTTCGACGCGCTCGTGTCGTTCGCCTTCAACCTTGGCGCCGGAAATCTCGGCGCTTCGACCCTTCTGCGCAAGCTCAATGCCGGCGACAAGGTCGGCGCTGCCGCCGAGTTCGGGAAGTGGAACAAGGCTGGCGGCAGAGTGCTGGCGGGGCTGACGCGCCGTCGCGCCGAGGAGCGGAGCATGTTCGCGAACGGCGTCTATCCCGGCGTCTCCGCAGGCATTCCGCGCGTTCCTGAAAATTCTGACGTTCCCGCGCCGGAACCGGAGCCGCTGATTGAGCCGAGCGCGCAGACCATCGCGCGGCTCAATCTTCGCATCTCCCCGCCAGCGGGAGAGATCGTCCTCACGCTCCCCGATGGCCATCCGATCGAGGTCGTCGATACCTGGCACAAGGTCAAGACGGTTGTCGACGGCCAACTTGCCGAAGGGTGGGTTTCCGCTCGCTTCGCTGAACCGATTTGAAAGGACAAGCCATGACGAAGAAACCTACCCGCCAGCAGACCACCGTCAAGGAAGCCATCTCCGATGCCGCCGAGCGCGTGGCGCTGCGATCCGACGTTCCGATCGCCAATGTCGATGCTGCCGGCATCGCGGCGAAGGTCGCGACCGAGGTCATGAAGTCGCCCGAGCTGATCAATGCCATGAACGACGAGCCCTGGTACCAGAGCCGGGTAACGTGGGGCGCCATCATCTCGACGGCCATTCCGCTTCTCAGTGTGCTTGGCGTCGCAACGGACTGGATTGACCCGGATCAGGCCATCGGCATTGGCGTCGCCGTCGGTTCGGTAGTGGGCGGCGTGCTCACTCTGTACGGCCGATGGATCGCAAAGCGTCCTATTGGGGCGTGATGCGCTATGGACGAGATGCACGTTTCCGTCAAAGAGCACTTCGAGGCTCTGCGCGCTGCTGACGATCGTGCTCTCAACCTCGTTCGCGACTGGACCAAGGAGCGTCTGGAATCGCACAACAAGCTTCTGGAAAAGTGGCAGGAGGCGACGGCACGGGATCGTGAGCGCTTCGCGACGCGCGAGAGCGTGGACGCGCTGAAAGAAGCGTTCGACCTCTACAAGGAGATCACCGCCAAGGCCCTGGCGCTCGCCGAGGGGAAGTCCCGCGGCATCGACGCCGTCCGCGTCGTGCTCATCTCGGCCGCGAGCGTCATCGGCGCTCTCCTCGCCGTCTGGGCAGCCCTCAGTGCCGGCCTCCCGATCCCGCCCGGCGCAGGATGACCACGTCTTGATGCAGTTGAAGCACTGACCCGAAAGGACACTCGGACATGACCGAAGCAGCGAAGAAAATCGACCCGGCCGTGAAGGCGAAGATGGACGCTGTGAGCGTGCAGGGCTCGCGCGTTTTCGAGCGGATCGAGGGCACCCTCGACAGGGCCGCCGAAGACCTCCCGAAGCTGCGCGGCATCATCGTCGATGGGCACGCGCTCGGGATGTGCGGCATGATGCGCAAGCGCGCGCTGCTCGCCACGATCGGCGAAATCCAGGGCAAGCACGCCGAACTCGACGCCATGGTGACCAAGCTGCACGAGGCGTGCACCGCCATCGCGAAGGAGAACGGCGCCGACGTGATCGCGCCCGAGGGCGGGGGAACGCGCTGATGAACGAGTTCCATGCGGCGCTGCTCATCGGCGCCATCGTTGCCGCGGCGCTCTCCTGGCGAGATCCCCGCGGCATCGCATGGATCGCCGCCGGCAGCGCATCCTTCATCGCCACCGCCGGCTATGAGGCGGCCGGCTACCCCTATCACCCGATCGTCACCGGGCTCTTCGATGCGGGCGTCTGCATCCTCATCTACCTCTTCGCCGCCTTCCGCTGGGAAATGTGGCTGTACCGGATTTTCCAGACGTCCGTGCTCGTGAGTCTGCTTCGGGCGACGGGATGGATCGACAGCCATACGGCCTACATCGTCGCGCTAGAAGCGTGCAACTGGGCGGCGATCTTCGTCATCGGAGGGACTGCGGCAGGGGAGAGGATCGATGCTCGAGTGGGTGCTCATCGGGCTGCTCCTGGCCGTCTTCGCAGGGCTGTCGCCTCTCTCCGTTCGCCTCGCTCGACGCCTCCGTTCACCAAGATCGAGTAACGAGGGTGGACCCGCTCGGCGCTCTGATCGGTAAAACCCTCGGCGCCCTCGGCGGGGCGTTCCTCGCGCTCGTGTTCATCCCGCCGCGTGGAGTGCGCGAGTTTATGGCCCGCGGCTCCGGCTCGATCGTCGCCGGCATCATCGCGGCGCCCGTGGCGCGCGGCTACTTCGGCTGGCCGTCGGACCTGGAATCGCTGATGGCCGCCGCGGCGGTCGCTGCCTTCGCGGCATGGCCGATCATGGGGCTCTTCACCGTGGTCGTGCGGTCGCGCCAGCGCCGGGAAGAGCAAGGGCCTGACCCGCCGCCCTGACGAGATCGGCGCCGGCGACGGCGCCTCACGGCTCCGGCGGATGGTTCGCCGGGGAAGCATCCGAAAGGAGAAGACCGATGAAGGTCCGAGCGAAGTTCTTCGTGAGTAAGATCGAGCATGCCTGCACGCCGGGCAGCGATCCGTTCGCGACCGTTACCCTGGTGCCCGTCTTCGGCACCTACGGCGACGGCAAGGACAATGAGTCGTGGTCGAAGTACACGCCGAGCGGCAAGGTGGAGATGGCGATCACCAATCCCTCCGCGATCGAGGCCTTCGAAATCGGCAAGGCCTACTTCCTGGATTTCACGCCGGCGGAATGACCGCCGGGTGATCACTGCTCCGGCGCGAGCCGGAGGCCCTCCTTGGGCGTTTCCTCCCTCGACTTGCCCGGCGCTCCGAAAGGGGTGCCGGGCCTTTTCCGCGTTTCAAGGGTTGCCACTCGGCCGATTTTCACCTTGCCGACCAATGCCGCCGATCGAGCATTCTGCGCGTGGCAGGATTGGTCAACGCCTTGCCGCGCCCCAAAAGGGTAGTCTCGCCGCTCCGAGCATGCGGGCACCATATGGACAGTGCTCTCCCCGTGCAACTGAACCATGATGTCGGACCGGATCAAGAACAGAAGTGAACATATTGTGATCGGACGCATGCCGTGATCTGCGAGCGGCATAAATGCCGCATCGCCGAATGGCGATTCCCGTCAATGGGTTAGGCTTGAATTGACTAACGCAATGAAATGACTTATATAATTCGGCAATCCACAGCGGTGACGCGGGTGGAGGGGCAAGCTTCGCTTGGATGGCCCCCGTATCGGGGGCCATTTAGCGTTTTGAGTTAGGACGCCATAGCCGGCCATAGCCGTCCGGCCCGCGATCCTTCTCTCGATAGAATTTCCCGCTCTCCAATATCTCGCACAACTTAGATACGAATTCGCCCGTTACGGGATGCCTACCAGTATGCTTAAATCTGATGTACTGCATTGCTGGACCGGCAACTACTCCTTCAAGACCTCGTTTACGCGCGCCTGATTGACGTCGTAGTGGGCGGCAATTCGGCTCTGGAACTGCCCTGCCCAGTGACGCAACCAGATATCGACCGCGTCATCGAAGGTCAGGCGGTAGCATGGTCCGTTGTGGTCATCATTCATCGGTGTTGGCCTTAAAAAGCCCGGAAAGCCTTGACAAAGAGCCGTCAAATCACCGATGGTGACCGTGTTCATGACAGGCTCTCCGCAAGGCTTTCCAGGGCAGTTGCGGTGAAACCGAGGGGCTGGGGATCGTAAGTCCCCGGCCCTTTTCGGCTGCGCTCGAATCAGGCGAGCGCATCGCGCGGTGGGCACAGAAGGCGACCCGCCACCGTTGCCTGTTCTTGCCACCGGCAGACGTCGGCCTTCGGGCAATCGAAGGTCTTCGGTGCGCCGATCGTCGTGCGGTGAGGCTGGTTCGGCCCCACGACGAACGCGCGGCCTTCCTCGGCCTCGGCTTCTTCGACCTGCGCTTGGATTCTGCCGCCGCCGTCGCCGCACGCCATCGACCACCACGGACACCCGCCGGTGTCCAGGTCGGCATGACCTGGACAGGGCGCCGCGTAGGTCTTGGTCCACGGCGAGCCGTCCTTGGCGATTAAGGGGCACATGGTGGCCGGGCACTGCATGGCGTCGGCCATCACTCCGTCTCCCTGCTCTTGGCGGTCTCGAAATGGAACAGCACCGGCCGAGCGGTCTCCACGACGAGCCCGAACGACTTCACCACGCGATAGATCGGATGGTGCTTGTTCAAGCTCTCGACGTGCCGGACGATCCACCCGCGCCACATCTCCAGCGTCATGCCGCTCTTGCTGATGTTGCATCGCGGGCAGGCCGGCATCATGTTCTCGATCCGGTGATTTTCGGGGCACAAGGGCTTGCCGTCGACCTTGATCCAATCCGTGCGGTGGACGGGCTCCAGATGGTCCGCGTGCCAGACCTTCGGCAGGTCGTCGCCGCAGTAGGCGCAGCACCCCTTGAACTTGGCCCGCACCGCCTCGCGCTCTTGCTTGGTCAGTCGCACGTTACGTCTCCCTGCTCTTGGCGAGTGCGGCGCGGCCGGCTTCGGATGGTTGATAGTGGCCAGACCACGGATTGAACTTGACAAGCCCTTTTGCCTTAAGCTCTCGCCATAGT